CCGTTAGATGCTCATGTTAAGGTTTTCGTCAAATACGAGAAAACTGATAAGACTCGTAAGGCGGATCCAGTGCCACGTGTGATTAGTCCGAGGTCACCGAGGTATAATGTAGAGGTAGGGCGGTATCTGCGCCCACTCGAGGAGAGAATATTTCATTCGTTGGCCAAATTGTTTGGCCATCCAACTGTCATTAAAGGAATGAATTCGTTGCGTAGTGGAAGAGTGTTGCATGAGAAATGGGATAAGTTTCGTGTTCCTGTGGCGGTTGGGTTAGATGCTAGTCGTTTCGACCAGCACGTATCACCTGACGCGCTTAGGTGGGAACACGGAATTTATTTAACTTGTTTCCCCCACCGAAGACATAGATTGAGGTTGGCGGAGTTGCTTGAGATGCAGATTAATAATTCCTGCACAGGGTACACTGCCGATGGTCGTATTAAGTATACGGTGGAGGGGGGGCGTATGAGTGGCGATATGAACACGTCGTTGGGCAATTGTGTCTTGATGTGTAGCATGATTCACGCGTATGCTCTTGAAAAACAAGTTTCTATTCAGCTTGCCAACAACGGGGATGATTGCGTGGTGTTTATGGAGAGTGATGATTTGGGGAAATTTATGGATTCACTGGGTGAGTGGTTCCTTGCCATGGGTTTCAACATGGCAGTGGAAAAACCATGTTACCAGTTTGAAGAAATTGAGTTTTGCCAAACGCATCCCATATTTGTCGGGCCTGGTAAGGATGACTATTTGATGGTCAGACATCCTAAGTGGGGCTTGGCTAAAGACACCATGTGTGTGCATGATTATTTGCACCCAAGAATGTTCCGGGGTTGGATGCATGCAGTAGGCACTGGCGGAATGGCTATGAGTGGGGGTGTGCCAGTTTTCCAAGAATTTTATTCGGCCTATCTCAGGGCGGGTAAATATGTGAAAACGGTTGACATCAACCATGATTCATGGGGTTTTCGTCAGTTGTCCAAAGGTATGGATCGGGGATATCAACCAGTGTCCCCACATACCCGAGCTAGTTTCTATTGGGCTTTCGGTGTTACTCCTGATGAACAGATGGAGTTAGAAAAATTTTACAGAAGGGTGGTGATAGGAACAGAGCCAGAGGTTGTGGTTCGGTTTCAGCAACCAATGCCCCTGTAGGGTGGTGACCTTCACCAATGGGGTTTTCGTTATTAAATGGCCCAAAACGTTCCCGTTTTGAGGGGTAAATATTTACGTGCTATCAAGAATGCCGAACGACTGCACGGCGCCGGCCTTAGGGTTGACGAAAATGAACAGTCTCTGTTGAAGTCAGGGATCCCATACAACTTCACCAATTATTATTTTTATTGCTATTCAAGTTTTTATACTTATATTTTTACCATGCCTAGGAAATCTAGGTCTGCTCGTCGTTCTGTTACTGTCAGCACGACCACCGTCCGACAACCCAATGCTCGCCAACGCCTTAGAGCGCGATCTCGTTCGCGTTCTAGGAGTAGGCCAAGCACCCCTTTGCCACGATCCTTGGCGCCAGTTTCTGATGGGTTCTTTCGCCCTTCACGCAACAACCAGAAATCTGCCATTTCTAATGTTAGATTTCCTGGTCCGCGGACTAGGCGTCGTAGGGATAATGGCGGTGGCGCTTTGCCGCACTTTGTCGCGTCTTACATCGATCCCTTTGACGAAGAGGCGGGAGGAGTGAGATATCCTGATGTATTTCAGGGTTTGACCACCCCGTACACCACCACCTTCGTCACCTCTATCACTACTCCGTCTGCTCTTGCTTTCACCGACTCTAATATGTTGGCTGTGGCAACCAAAAGGGCAGACACTTCCCTATTCTTGATAACCCCAGATCCTTCGAATGTGTTCATCCAAGGTGTTTGTGGCACTCCTAATGCGGGTGCTTTCAACGCAGTGCCCAGCACATTCGTGTGGCCTAACGGCAACGTTTTTACTAATGCTGCTGGTAGTCTCAACGCGTTTGGTCCAGGTTCCGGTAATGGTAACGTGGATTTTAGCGTTGGTGGAATTGTCCCCTTTAGAACGGGGTTCAGTTCCGCCAGGATGGTTTCAGGGGGAATCAAATTGTTTTCTGTTTCGAATTTTACGGCTGTTAGTGGGACCATTCATATGGCCCCTGTTTATGTGAATTTGTCGAAATATGTGAGCAACTCAGCCGGTATTCTCGGTGGGGGTGCCACTGATTTGACAACCAATCAGATGAATAATGGGTGGCAAGTTGCTTTGCCACCCAATCTCACGGCTATGGCTGACCTTCCGGGTTATTGCCAGTTCGCCATGTCATCCTTGGAAGAGGATGAGGTGGCGGCCATATTCAAACGGGCTGGGGAGGAAGCGTTGTTGTTTAAACCCACGGGGACCACGTGGGGTATGGAGACCACTGATATCGGTGTTGGA